CCAACTTGGCCTCCGGTGTGACCGCCACGAAGAGCACTGGCACCGATGACATTGGTCCAATGCTCCCAACAATGGAAAAGCCCAAGCTCGCCCTTCACCTTACAGAGCCGGGTTTCATATCGGATATTGAAATCTAATCCGCCAGGCATACCTATTTCTCCTTTGTACTCAATTTCCGGTACAGTTCCTCGGCCTCTTTCCCTTGGAACTGATTGATGATTTGGACCTTCTCACCGGGTTCTTTCCGCCCAACAATTAACACCGCAATGTCGCCATGCTTGTTGTCAAAGCCGACGAGCAGCGTGTCAGAATTCTTCATTTTTTATCAATCCTCCTGGCCTTCCGCTCGTCATATTCGGCCTTATCAATAGCGACCATGCCGTCCGGCCCTTCTTTGAAGTACCGGTTCAGATCAATTTTCTTTCCGTCCGGGGTAATAATGTAAAGGAAAGCCACGGTATCATAGTCGCCATTCTTGGCATCGGTCAGGAATTCCTCCCGGTACACCCGGAACTTCTTACTGGCCGGAAAATAGGGCATGGTGATGGGAAAGATCTTATCCACCAGTCGAGTGACGAAGCCATTCTGGAACGCCACATCGGGGTTGTCGACGTTGATTGCCTGAACACGGCTTACATCACTGTAAGCGACCGTGCCATCTTCCGCCACATCCTTAAAGAGGGAAGACATGCGTTTGCATTGATAATGGGTTTTGGGATCATCTTCCCCGAATTTTACCGGCTCCCAAATATCAGGAGTATCCTCGATGGGCGTCAGGCATTTACCGTCAATCAGACGGTTCAGAATGCCTTTCGTGAGCTGAATGCTGAACCCGCTGTGGCCATCTTGGCAAAGACTGTGATATGCCTTGAGCGCGCTTTCATAGCAGAGTACGCCGTATTTCCAGTCATCCGTACCCTCAGCGGCCTCCCGCTCCTTCTTGCAGGCAAGGTCAACTTCCTTTTCAGCCCAAGAATTTACCACTCCTTCAATAGGTAAAGACAGCAGCCGTTCCACATCCGCGTCAGTATGCCCATCCCACTGAGGAGCAGTAGGCAGCTCTTTGCAATGGAATAGATCCCAGTCTTTCTCCTCATAGTGATAGGTGTACTGGCCTTTGGGAGTCTCGACACCAACGATGAACCAGCCGCCACCGAAAGGAATCTCACCGTCAAAGTGCTTACGGGACTTCCACGCCACAGTCGGGAAAGTATTTACCAGAGTGGCAAAGAGAATCAGCCGTTGCTGATAGAGCGAGTTGAAGGTGTGGAATCCATCGCTTACCTCTCCGATAGGACCGATCTCCTCAACATTGATATTGTGGTCGATTAAAAATTGCTTCAGATCCATGATGCTTCTCCTTTCAATTTTGCTTGTAAATACATTTTTCTGGATGGTCCTTACAGACAAAATCCCATTGGATGCCGGGAATCAAGTTCTTGCATCTGGAACATTGGACACTTCCAGTCCCTCCGAGAAGCCAATACCCTTGGAACATGGGGCAAACGCTTGGATACATTGTTCCATAACGAGGATTATTTGACTTACCTTTCTCCAGGAACACTGCGTAAGGATCATCTTTGTCCACGATTTTTGTGACCCAAGATGGATCTCCGCCGGTCTCAGCAACCCGCTGCCCCACTTGTTTCACATAAGGGAGTTCTGCAAATGATATGGGTTGATTCTTGAAAACGATGCCATGCGCGTATCGCCCTTCATTGAAGTCTTTCTTCTCCGAGAGAGACTTACTAATTCCAAGGTCGATGCCGGCTCTACTTTTCAGATGGTAAAAATATAAGTCGGTAAACGGAGTGTTCATTCGATCAATCCGTCCAGCCGACTGCTGCATGATTTTGTAGGAATAGTTCTGGGAATAGAAGACGATGGTATCAGTGCTGATGCAGTTCCACCCTTCAGCGCCGGCATTATATTGGACTAAATACACCCAGCTTTCGCAAGTAGGGATTGGCTGGTGTTTGTGGCCGTTCCATTCTGCCACTTCGACATTTTCGCCGTAGTAGAGATTTTTCAAAATATCAAGCTCATAGTCGAAGTTGTAGAAGACAATCATCTTGGGATGGTCCTCAAAGATTTCCAAAAGTGTGATTTGTCTGGAGTCATCGCTATTCACAATTTTTCTCCAAACATAGCATAACCCACCAGCCGTTGTAATAGGCTCGTCCTTGAATGGGTCCCATCTGGTGCGGGTAGCCTGCTTGTACTTTTGAATATCATACTGGACATAGATGTCTTCGTGATGGGAGATGGTATGGCGTTTGAAGTCCATGTTGACCAAGATGCGATTTCTCAACCGAATCAGTCGACCGGTATTTAGGTAGCGGTCGATTTTAGGGTATTTTGCTCGCCAGTCATAGATGATATGCTGGTCAACGAAGTCGGTCTTATTGCGATAGAAGCCATTGGCAATGAAAACAGGGATATAATCCTGCCAGGTATCTCCGGGAGTTGCCGAAAGTAAGATCCAGTCATTGGCCTTGGCGATTTTAAGGAACGCCTTTGTCCAAGCCCCATAACCGACAACCCGCTGCTCGTCAAAGATAAAGAAAGCTCCAGTGACTTCCTTATACTTAGCGATGTTGTTCCAGGAGTCTATTACAACTTTGTTTTTGTAGTAATTTGCTTCCGGATTAGGGGAGAGCAGAAATGGAGCCAATTCACCTTGCCATTCACAGGTATCACGCTTTCGGGCCGTGGTAATGATGTAGAGATCCCGAGGGTTTTTCATCGGAACATAATCATCCGTATCCAGGTTACCTCCCTCTTGGAGATAATAATAAGCGAGGCCGGTCCTGGACTTCCCGGAACCGACCCCGCCACAGAGGATACAGCCTGTTTTCATATTATCCAAGGCTTTTCGCTGATGGTCATAGAGCTGAATAGCCATGAGACATCACTTATCCTTATTCTCCGAACACCCTTCCGTCCACACCTTGATATGGTTGAAGTAGTTACCTCTATTGCCAAAGGCCTTCTTTGCAATAGCCATTGCCAGCCCTTTCTCCGGATCAAACTTTTCATAGAGGGCTTTGACAACGGTTTTTGTTCCGTCAGCCCAGAACACAATGGTAGCCGGGTCTTTGAACATAACATTTTCGATTGCCGGCATGAAAGTTCCGGTAACGGAGAGATTCATCATGACCTTCTGAATCGCAGTGTAAATATCAGCATCCAAATCTTCCCCATAGCGGATTCTCTGCCGCGGAGAATAGTTGCTACGATCTACACAACAATCGCAGGCGATGTGGTTCTTCTCCACAGTATATCTGCATCCGTTGCAGTTAAGGTTGTTTTTCATTGGTGTCTCCTTTCTCAAATAGCTCTGTAAACTTGTGAATGATCCTTCTGGTATGCCACACATCAGAAAAATACATCGGAGTGAACCAATAATTTTCCATAGTGTCAGCAGAGCTTATTGGATTTGTAAGGGTATTACCCACTTTAATGTATCCGGCTACTCCAAGCATAGAAATCTGGAGATAGCACATCAAAGCGACTACTTCCTCTATGTCCTGACCGACAATTAGTATATGGTTCTGATAATTCAAGCCAACTTTCTCTAATTTGTGACGCGCCGTATTGATGGCGGCAATTAGATTTGCGCCAGCGCCGCAGCAAGGATCAGAGATAGTGACATATCCTTCCTCTTCGACTTGGGAAACAATATCACCAATCCCTATTTCGGCCATCAGCTGGCATACATGGTATGGCGTAAATACCTGCTTTAACTCGTCGTAGTCGAGACGCAGATCCATGAACATTTCTCCAAGAAAATCTTGCTCTGGATTTCCGTCCAAGGCCATTACCATATCAGCAAAGAGTTCTGGAAATAGGTGTTGTTTCGATTTTTCATATTTATTTATGAGTTCAAGATACCGCTTTTCTCGTTCATCATAATGGTTCTTATCTACTGTGTTGGAAATGGCACAGGCCGACATGATGACGAAGTCCTTCCAAATATCCCAAGGGCGGAATTTCTCCGATATAAGCTGCCGAAAAGTAGAACAAAATTCTTTATAGAACTCGCTATCCCTTGGGTGTGGATTGGTAGTATGAGTCGGCGGAACTGTCTTTGGCTCTTTGGGAATAATGGGCTTTTTTTGAGGAGCAGACATAGGCGGTTTCCATGGCTCCGGTTTAGGCCTTTGTGTTAATGATGCTTGTTTGCTTTGCACGGGAGCAGAATGCTTTTTCAATTTTTTCTTCCCGGGCTTTTTCCAGAAAGGCTTCATCGGTTTCTCCTTTCCAAATAAAGAAATGGGGACGCCAGTCACCTCCATAACCAGCGCCCCCAAGAGCTTTTTACTCTTCCGGATATTCCATCGCGGCATATTTCTCCGCAAATTCATCTTCCTCGATAACGACATACATCGTTTTGAGGTAGGCTTTGACGCCGCGCTTCTCATTCGGTGTCCCCTCTTGCGTGACCCAGGGGTAAGGCCTGATGATCATATCAGCATTACGAATGTCCGCGAAATCCAGTGTGTTCACTGACTCTTCATCCAGCGGAGTCTGGCTACGGCGAGTAACCAGAATAATCTTCGGAGGATAATTATTGAACTTCACGCTGACCTGGAGGTAGTGGCGAGGTTCATCACCTTCCTCACGGGGAGCCATAACACGGATGTTCCAGCCATCTTTTGCCAGTTTCTGTGCGGTGTCCGGGTCGTCGATGAATACGCAGAAGTTCCGGTCGCCGGCACGATTATATCGGCTCTCCCGTCCGGAAAAGTTCCGGAAGATAATGCGTGCGCCTTCAATCGAAAGGTCATTCAAATTTTTACGAGCCATAAGTCATTCTCCTTTTCAAATCATCAATTTCTCGTTCGAGCTTTTGAATCCGGTTAATCAAACGGCCATCATAGGCTATTGCCAAGAAAGCCATCAAAACTGCCAGCACGATATTGACCCCACACCAAAATGAGTGGCCAGTAATGCCGGAAACGAAAGCGGCAAAAACATTGAACCCCAATATCATCAGAACAATGCTCATTTTGGTCACCTCACGTCAAAGGCTGTGGCATCATCACCATGCGGTTCACCTGGGCCAAACCAAGGAGGCGTATCGTCTTCCTTAATATAAGGGTCGTCGGACACAAACCATTCAAGGTCACCAAAGGCGGAAATATCAGTAGCCGCAGCATCAACCAGCGCATCATAGTACCCCCGGTCAATGTCGTCTTCTTTACCGAGTTCCTTGACCATCTCGGATTCCAACCACCGATACCCCTTGGTTCCAGTCGCAGCGTCATACTTTTTCTCGCCGGTCTTTTTATCCTCAGACTCCCGGCACAGCAGTCCTCCGCCACATCCGGGTTTAATGGGGCAGAACTGGCCGACCTTTCCGACGAAAATATAGTTGTGACCTTTGGAGATTTCCTCTTTGAGTTTCACTACTGTTTCATCATAGTCAAGCGGATACTGGCCATTTTCATCCGGCCACTTCTTGTAGAGGGTTTCCAGTTCTTTTTCCGCAGCAGTCGCATCTGGTAGACTCTCATTCATATCCAGATACAAGGCTCCGGTGACCGATTTGGTTTCGCACATGTCCTCGAAGACGATCTCCTCTTTGGAGAACAATTTCTTGAAGACATAAGGAATTTGGAACTGAGTACCAGTCGCAGTCCATTCGCCGGCGTGCTTGCCATCTTTATACTTGGCAATATAAACAGCATTGTTGACCAGACACATGCGGTCATAGGTGGCCTCATGCTCAAAGATGTAGCCGTACATTTTGCCGTAATCCATGACAAACTGGATGATTTCCGGCGTTGCGTCCGGAATCTTAATAGAGTCTGTCTTGATATGGGCAACAACAAAGCCCCGTTTCTGCACCTCATGCTTGAGGTTGATCATAAACAGGGCTCCACGCTTGGCAACGATATTATCTTTGTTCCGGTTATCACGGAATGGGTTCTCAAATCCGGCCGAAGTGAGGCCATAGACCGAGTTGATGGCAATTTTCAGCGCCTGAGCCAGCGCATCTGCCGAATCCTCGTCCGTCAGATACTTAGCCAAAGCGCCGCCCAGCATTTTCCTGGCTTTCTCGAAGTCCTTATGCTTGATTGCGACGCGGGCATCCTTGATTTCCTGGAACCGCTTGGTGTACTCAGGACCAAACAACTCCTCCGCAATGATACTGGACGGATGCATCGAGGCAATATCCAGCAGAGCGATATTTCCATACATACCAGGCTCCGCATAGACATAACCTCCTTCGCCAACCTCTTCACCTCGGTAAGTAGATTTGCCATTCTCGAACTTATAGCCGGGGAAGATGGGGCGTTTTTTCTTGTCGAAGACAGTAAACTCGTCAAATTCCTTCGGCCCCATAATGAATGGAAGATCCCGCTCGGGGTCATAGATTTGAGAAGTGTCGCCCATATCTCGGTAGTTGAACTGGTCCTGAGGTCGCTTATTCCCACCGAAGATGATTTTGGCGGTCAGAGAGTTGGTGGTATCATTGACCGTCATGCCGGCCACATCAGCCAGAATTTCTCTGGCTACAAAGTCGGCTTTTCGGGCATTGAACACTGCCTCCGTGGCAATTACATCGTTGTCACAGTATTCTGCAACCTTGACCCACATGTTCTCCGGAACCGGCTGATCCCATGGAAGGCCGAGTTCTTTGTGATGGATACCCAGCTCAATCTCCCATTTCTTCAGACTCTGCTTTTTGGAGCAGAAGTCATATACATCCGTATAGGAGACATTATAGGCCTCTCCAAAGAAACAGTTATTGCTCTTGGATTTCTTCTCACTGCCGATGATCTTCTGAGACAGATTGTAGAGCTGCTCATTGGTGTACCCCATCAGACGGGCATAGAGGATGTGATTGTCGTACCGCCGGCAGTTGAACCCGACCAGACGGAATTTCATCAGCTCCTCAATTTCCTGAGAGGTCGGATTGATCATTCTGACCACAGGCTGAGTGCTGCCCTCGATTTTCCAGTTCACCAGGAACAGGTTGGGAAAGACCTCCACATCATAGAAAACCAATTTGGCATCATCATTTTTTACCGCAGCAGCGGTGTCAGCGGATTTGAATGGCATCTTGTTGACTAACTTGATGCAGTATTCCGCTTGGTTGGTGCTGTTGGCCGCGAAGGCCAGGACGGCATTACGCATATCGGTCACATCATAGGTCAGGCCGCTCTCATACGCATCCGTCAAAATTTTGTAAATGAAGTCGATGCTGGGCTTAGTAGCCGGATGGATCTCTTTATTGAGATTTCGCTTAATCTGTACCCTAAGCCCTTTCTCGCTTTGGACAACTTTGGAATTTACCACGCTGTTTTCTCCTTTCAACGGTAAACCAGAGCTTATCGTAGCGATAGGCAGGTTATTGCACTTCGTCAATTTGCGCCGCAGCGAGCTTTTGCCGGTGAAGACCTTTACCTCGATATGGTCATCATAGATTCGGCTGAGTCTCGTCGGGTCGCCCGTATAAATGTAATGCAGGTGGATGCCGCACCCACTCTTGCTTAACTCCGCGTAGGTCGGAGGCCACTTGCTCGCCTCTTCCAGATTTCGTTCAAAGGATTTATTGCCTTTGTCGTCTGGAATATCAAAGTCAATGACAATGTGGTTTTCCGGCACTTTGACATAGTGGAGCCGAGTGGTATCCAGCTGAGACAATGTGCGCCGTACTTTTTCCCATTTCTGCGCCGGTGTTTCTTTCGAGGTGGCGTATTGAGCAGGACAGGACGCACACTCCTTGTCAAAGATAGACTCAGTGGCATCAAATTGAATCAGGCGTTTCTCTGGTTCCGGTTTTACCTCCGTAATCTGCTCCTCAAATTTCTCCGTCCGAAAGCCGCTGTAATAGCTCCGGACACGGGACCCATCATCGAAACAGAACCGCTCATTGTACTCCCGGAAATAGTTTTTCAATTCCTCCTTAAATGCCCTCTGGCTGAGGGGATAGGCGACCTTCGCCTCCTCATTGTAGGTTTTATACATCTCCCAGGCTGCCTTCAGCGATGTTCCGTCCTCGCGTTTGAACACCATATAGGAGTCCACCACAAAGTTATAGAAATCGTTGGAGGCCCCCAGCATAGCAACCGGAATATAGTCATCGTAGAAATCCCGGTCTGCCAGATAAACTTCCTGACAGTGATAAGCAATGGCTCCCAGTTCAAAGTCAATCTGTTTCATGATGGTCTTGTATTCTTGGGGGTCCAGCTTATCTCCGCTGGGGGAGACATCAATCAACCGTCGAATCAAGCCGGACTTGGCGTCTGTAATCCGGACCGGCTTATTGGTGCCCATAAAGAGAAATGCTTTGAACCGATTGGCATAGGTCGATTTGAACTTTTCGTTGACGGTCATCAACTCATGAGATACCAGACTATTGAGTCTGGTGTTATCCTCGATACGGGAGAGGTCTCCATCATGCTGGATCGCCACCAGAGGATTGCTCTTAAATGCCTCCAGAGCAAAGGCATTACTGGATGACCCCAGAGCTTTCGCATCAAAGACAGAGTAATATCCGTCAAAAAGTTTTTGAATGATGTTGAGCACGGTGGATTTTCCCGTACCCGCGGCGCCATAGAGAACCAGGAATTTTTGGAGCCGTTTGGAGTCGCCGCATACTACCGAGCCGATGGCCCACTCGATTTTGTGCCGCTCGGCCGGAGCATACAGCGTCCCCATCAATTTGTCATAGGCGTCCAGTTTTCCAGCCTCCAGGGGGTAGTTCAGCGACTTGCTGGCATAATCTTTTTTCCCGGTTTTGATATTGGAAAATATCAGTTTCTCGTCAAGCATGTGGAACTGGTCTTTCATCTGTTTCTGGCAATATTTGTGCCAAGTGTCAATCATGCCAGTCTCAGCGTCCCACATATGCATGACACGAATGTTGTTGTCAAATCGCTGGCGGTTTTCTTCCGCGTAGTGGTCCAGTTCACGGTCGATTAGATCAACCGCATCCTGTTCATCAGTCGACCATAATCCCCGTTCTTCCACCCATATAGCATAGAAATCGCCACCTCTTATCATAAGGTCGCTGCTTTTCTTGATGATAAACTTGGGATAGATCTCGATGATACCACGCTTGCCGCTGCGCGTCGCAATCACCAAGAAGTCTAACATTGGCTGTTACTCCCCTTCGCCGCGCTCCAATTTCTTTACTCTAACAGAGAGCTGATAGATCTGCTCCTCCTGTTTCCGACGCTCGACCTCAGACCAGATGACGCATCCGATGCTCACCAGTGTCAGCATCTTCAGCCCTCGCTGGCCCTTGACCTGCTTCCTGAACAGATTGGTCAATTCCTTGGACGGAATCAAATGAACGAAAATATCATGGGTGATTGTGTTCATGTGATGCTCCCTTCTCTGATGATTTCTCTGAGGTAGCAGTTTAACTGATACCAAATCTCCATCGATCGCATATCCTGTCTGGGATCATAGACGGTGAAAAGACCGCCCCTTCCATTCCGCTGATAGTCACGCGCCAAGAATCGTTTCAGGACCATATCCACATAATCCCGGTCGAACTCGGTGTCATCCATGGAGCCGAGCCCCAGACTCACCAGCATGTTCCAAAACCACTGTCCGGTTCGGTTGCCGGCGTCGGGGTTGTCCATGATATGCTCTTCACAGCGAAGGGAAAGGGCAATCATCATCTCTAAAATACTGCACGGAGTATTGTCCAGATAGGACGCGATCATTGAATCGCTGTAATGGTTCTCGCGGCCGAACCGATATCTAAGGTCGATGCCGTCTTCGGCCCGGTTGCCGTCCATCGGAATCGTATATGTAAATTCCGTACCGTGCAGTTTGAAGAACAGCTTACGATAGGATTGTTTAGAATATCGGTCGTCGACCACGAGCTGATACATCCAATCGAAATACCGATCGATTAGCTCGTTTGGAGTCAAAGTTAGGCCTCCTCGTTATCATGTTCGGGAGGAAGAGTTCTCTTGAACTCAGCAAAAGTCCGGAGGTCCCTGAGGATCTCATAGTCACACCGTTTGGCGTCATTCCGCATGAACACGGAATCCTCCTCATACTCTCCGAAATGCTCCAGGCCGTCGCCGACGATCTCCTCCACATCGTCCACGACCTCGCCATACTCGTCCGCCAGCGTGCCGTCCTCAAAGTAGAATAGGCTAACCTTGGTGTACTCCTCGATTTCTCCAAACTCGTCCGGAGAAATCACATAGGTCTCCGCGCCAGTCGGCTTGGCCGGCTTTTTATCAGCCACGGTATGGGAATAGTCCGTATAGCCTTCTTTGAGGACCTTCTGGGCATACTGCCGAATATCCATCTTTTCATCAGGCTTATTCGGGGACACGGCTGCCTGGGTCCGGGGGCGCTCTTCGGCCTGCTCTTTCTGCCGGGCATAAGCCTCTTTCACGGAGTTGATCTCCTCCTCCGCAATCCGGCTATACATCTCCCGGGCATAGTACCAGGCCGCAGCGCCGCCAATCACGAGGCCGGCGACAAACCCGGCCATCGTACTTGCTTTACTCATTGTCATCCTCCTCGTCCTTAATGCTCATGATGGTAATGGCCATGCTCCCAAACAGGAGCGCCGCACTCAGCAGCAGGCCGCCGGTGATATGGCGTTTCCGCTTGGAATCCACCACATAGTCCAGCATGGAAATCAGATTTGCAATGCTCTCCATCCTGATTACCTCCCGGAAGTGAGCACCGTAATGCCGCTCACCAGACACAGGCCGGAAATCGTGGACAGGACATAAGAGAGCAGAGCTCGACGAAACATCTTCATAACGCATCCTCCTTTTAATCATAGCTTGAAAAGTAATGGTGCTCGACCTGGAACATAGGCACGCCATAGTCGCTGTATCGCTCTGTCCGGAAGAAGGCCACATCATAATTGGTTCGATTTCTCAATTCCCCTTTGACCAGATCCACAAGCTCCTCTTTAACATAGCAGCGGTCAACCCGTCCGTTCCACATCGAACTGAATTGATTTTTCTGATAAACCACTTCATGGACAGTGTCCGGAAAGTGCGGATCATCCACCCGGTTCAAAATGGTGTCGATGACCAGCCTCTGTCCATACTCACACTCTCCCTCGGCCTCCGCCATCGTCACCAGCGCAATGAGTTCAATCTCTTCCTGAGTCAAAGGAAAAACCTCCTCCGGCGGCGATGTTTCTACCACCGGGGGAGGGGTCGAGACCACTTCCTTGCTTACCAGAGGAACCGCCTCCACAACTGGTACGGGAATATCAGCAGGTTCCGTGAGTTCCACTGCCGGAGCCACCGGAGCGAACGAAGCCATGGTCACAACGGCCACGGCCATCATAAGTACCATAAATATCTTCCGCATGGCTCAGTCCTCAGATGTACTGGTGGGTGGCCACATAGTCGAGAATGTCGCCGACCACATTGAAGTCCAGGATGATGGCGGGCTCGTAGCCGTTCACAAAGTCGCGGGCCTTTGCCTTGTAAATATCAAAGAGGCCGAAGTCCACAAAGTTGTCCCCGATGGGATGCTCCGTGTCATACACCCAGCCCACAACGGCGCCGGCCTTGGTACGCTCAAAGCCCAGCAGGTCATAGACTTCATTCAGGAACAGATGCCCGCGGGCCTTGAGCATATCGTTGGCCTGACTCTGCCGGGCCTTCAGGTAGAACATATTTTGCTCCGCGTCCTTGATCCAGTCGGGGTGAGTCTCGTCGAAAATCTTCGCATAGGGGCTGTACTTGCTGGGGTCGATGCCGTCCGCCACATTGACGGTTTCTTTGACGGTCTTCTCCTTGCCCTTCTCGTCCGTCACCGTCTTTTCAATCTCCTGGGCCTTGATACCGTAGCGCAGCTCCTTCTCCACCTGCTCACCGAACCGCTCCAGCACGCGGCCGCGATAATCCTTGAAGGACTTGTCCACCGCCGCATAAGCCGCAGCCAGGGCGACATTGCGCTTCTTCAGAATATTGTGGCTCGCCAGAATGCTGGTGATGGACATGGCGCCCAGCACCACCGAGGGACCGTACAGCTTGACAAACTTCACACCGGCCTGCACATAGGCGATGGTCAGATCCTTCTTGCAGTCGTCCTTGGAATAGGTCTCGCCCGCCTTGGTAACGCCGGACTCCTCAGCCTCATGGATGTTGTCCAGAGCCTCCTTGGTCTCTTCCATCAGCTTGCCGGCCTTGGTGGTCGCTTTGCAGGCCATGACCGCGCTGGTCACCACACCGATGATGCCGACGGCCACCAGGATTTCCGGGCTTTTCTTCTGGAGCTTGAATCCGACCTTATGGACGGTTCCGCTCACGGACTTCATGATCTCATTCGTTTTCATAACTTGAAAATCTCCTTTTAATTTAATGTAGGGGGGGGGGTATTTTTCAGTCTTCAGACATGTACTCCTGATATTCGGCCTCGGTGGCAAAGAGCATCCATACGCCATTCACGAGGCCCATGTAGCCATACGAGACAAAATATCCGTACATAGCGCGTCCTCCTTAGGTGATTTGAATGGCCCTCGGGAGCTGCAAGATGTAGCCATCCCGCACCCGAACCACTTTGGCATTGCGGATATCCGTCCATCCGTACTTGTTGGCTGTATAACTGCGGCAGGTAACGCCGGCCAGGTCATACAGGTCCGCCACTGTCACAAAGTCATAGTTGGCGATGGCCGACTCCATCTGGTCCAATACCAGATCTGCGTCGCCCCGCTCGTCAAAGATGATGTCATCATAGTCGTAGCCGGGGATGGTCCTGGGCCGTGCGTAATCTCTCCGGTCATCCCGTCGGTCATCATAATATTTCTGATAGGACACCCGGGAGCCTCCGCCGCCTTTTCTGCTGCCGACCCGTCCGGATTCCCCGAACAGGAGGATGCTGACCACATCGGCGATGGCGTTACGGATGCCGGGAATGACCACATCGGACAGGATAAAGCTTTTCACACTCTCTGTGTCCTTGGGGACGAAAAACTCAGCAAACTTCTTGACCTCGCTCTTTTTTCTGGTCTTGGCTCCGCCAGTGACCACCTTCTCCAGCTTTTTCTCCGGAGGAGAGGTACTGTTCTCACGGGCACTGTGGGAATTATCGGGATACTCAGGCATTTTGCTACCTCCTAAACTTTTTGGTAAAAAATGAAAAAGGGAAAGCACCTTGTTACAGGTACTCTCCCTTGGCAAACCCCTTTGGTTTACTTCTCAGAATCATCCTCTTCGGACTCCGCCTGAGTCTCCTCGATGATTTCGGCCTCCACGGTCTTGCCGAGCTTAGCCCGTCTCCGCTCCGCCAGCTTGGGCGCCGCGAATCCCCAGAGTTTCTTCACTCCGCCAATCATAGCGTAAGCGAGGAACCCTCCGATGATTCCCGCGACCAGAGCGCCGGAACCGGAGTCCTCCATGCTCTCCTCGACCTCCGTAGTGGTCTCGACTTCCTCGATGTCGTTGACTCTCGCAGTCATGTCTTCCATAATAAAATTCTCCTTTTCAAAAGTATTTTCATGGGGTTGGTTCTCCATAACAGGAATTGCAAATTCTGCGCATCAGAAGATATAAACGGGTGGTCTGTGGTGCCCCACTACCAGGCAGGGGGTCCCGTTTTCGTCCAACTGGGAACTGAAGTCCAGATCGATATACCCTTTGTCAATATCCCAGCCGAGGTTGCTGCCCACATCGATGTCGCTGAGGCCGATTTCGTAGTAGAACTCATTGAGGGTGATGTGCAGCTCGTCCCGCATCTGCCGGTTCAGATTGTTTTCCGCCTTTTTGAGCTGGTCGGCGCTCGACTTGAAATATCTGCCGGACAACGGGTCGTAACAAAGCACCTCGCCCTTCCCGGTGCAAATGACCTCGTTTTTCCCAATCGGATTCTTGACCAGCTGCTCCTTAGCCACCGCATCACGGATGGCCTGCTCCTTCTTAGGCCCGACGACCTCTACCGCCTTCTCCCGGTATTCCTTGAGGGCTGTCTCCGAGATGGTGTAGGCGGTCGCCAGCGCCGCATTGCGTTTGGCGTTGACCGAGCTTGCTCCAATGAGGCACGCTACGGATAATGCCCCGGTCACTGCCGCCGGCACATAGCACTTCCAGGTAGTCTGGACGATCTCCTTGGTATTCAGGCGTTTTCCGTCCTTGATTTCCCTCTCGTCAATCATTCGCAGGGCCTTGGGGGTTGCCCGAACCGCAGTAATGGTGGCGGCAATCATGCCGGCAATTCCAATTCCGGTAAGGATCTCCGGGCTGTGCTTGCGCAGAGCCCGCTGAATTCCCTTGACGCCTTTGGTAATGGTTTGTTTATCCATAGGTCTTCTCCTTTTCACAAAATATCAGTGCGGGATGTTCTCCAAACACTCCCAGGCAAAGGTGGCCGCAATAGAAAAGATACGGCCTGCCTCTTTGCCATCCGAAGTCGCTGCATAGGCGGTCATCTTTATGGCGAACTCGTCAATGGTGTCCTCCGCCGGGACCAATGGATGGTCCAAAATCAGGTTGACCAATTCCTCCGCAGCCCATCGGGAAAAGCATACCTCCTCAAACCAGTGCCTGGGCCAATCGATACCCGGTGGCTCCGAGGACTCCAAATATCCGAGGATAGCTTGCACAACTGTTTCATTCATCCATGGCGCCTCCGAAAGAGAAGAGCCCCTGTTAAGGCTCTTCATCTTCTTTCTCTTCACGGGCGGCAAGCGCCTCATTGACTTTTTCCTCGATGATTTCATCCTGCTCCTTGTCGTCGGCCCATCCGGACAGTAGGGTTCCTACAAATCCCAGGGCCATCCCGGCAAAGGACAGCAGCTTAAATACCGTCTTTTTGTCCATAAAGCGTGACCTCCTTTCCATAATACGCTCTGCCATTTCTGCGCTTAATCCGGCGGTTGATTGGTAGGTTCAAAGACCATCTCCACGATATAGCAGGGAATCTCCCCATTCAGTCCGTCATCGACCACTGTTTTGACATGGTTAAAGTCCACCCAATACAGGTCGTCGCTGACCCACCAGCCAAAGCAGTCCAGTTCTTTGACTGGCTCCAGTCCTAACATTTCATAGAAGTCGTTGACTCCGATGCACCCGCCCATCAGGGCGAAATTGCGGTTGAGGTGATACTCTGCCTGCAACACTCTGCCGATGGTGGACTGGAAATACCGTTTGGAGAAGGGGTCGTAAAACAAACGCTCCTCTTCTTCCGCTCCCTCAAACTCAAGAGAGGAAAGCGAACAGAAGTTCCATGCTGAAATATCAACCTTATCTGCTTTCTCAACCGCCAAGGCCTTCATGATGTTATCATGGGCCTCTTTCCCATACAGCTCCTTCAATTTCCGTTTGTAATCGTTGTAGGAGCGGTTGAGCAGAGCATAGGCGCTTGCCAGAGATGCCTGTTGACGACGGTTGAGCGTATTTGCTCCGAAAATACAGATGATAGTTGCAGCTCCGGTCACTACCGCCGGCACATAGCACTTCCAGGTGGTTTTAATGATTTCGGTCTTGGTCAGCGGCGACCATGTCCAATTCGGGTCGTCATCATGCCGGTGGTCCTCCGCAATCTCAATCAGGCGGAGTGCCTTAGGCGTGGCTTTGACTGCCAGAACTGCGGTGGCCACCACGCCGACGGCTCCGATACAGGTCAGAATAGTCGGGGACGCCTTTCTCAAAACGCGCCCGGCTTTTTGATGCAATTTGGGTTTCATGTGGGCTTTCTCCTTTCAAAAATATAAGAGCCGTCGCATGGCTCAAAAAGTGAAGAGGGCTGTATCGGACTCGAACCGATGACCTCCGCCGGGTGTGGCGGCGCTCTACCAACTGAGCTAACATCCTCTCCATAATAGGAATTGCGAAATCTGCGCAAAAAGAGAAAGAGCCGCTGTAAACGGCTCCATCCCTTACACTCCAATGCTTTTCAGCAATTTGTTAAGTTCCTCTTTGGTTAGTTCAAGGTCCACATCCAGATGCACATGCGTCTTGTCGTCAATGACGGTCGTGCGCAGGCCATTGAGCTGAATATCAATATTGTAGCCCAATTTATCCCGCACAACCTTCTTTGCAATCTTCGATACAATTCCAGTTATGAACTTCGACTCGATTTTCATTTCGTCCATACTCCTTAACCCCTTTCAATAGGCATTGGTGTCCATAATAGGGGCTGCTGGTTTGGCGCATCAAATGTTCCGCCGGTCAAATACAGTCTCCCACCGCTGTTTTGGAATGGGTTTCATCTTCATCGCCCACATAATCTGCCGGATGGTTACCGTGGGGTAGAGGCCGTCCGTACAAGCCCCGGCTCTCTCGTCAAAGAATTCCTTAAATTTGGGGTGTAAATATAAGGCGTCGGTAAGCCAGGCGTCCACCTCGGTCCAAAAGGTGCTTTTCGTTTTCGGGTCAAACCGCTGCTGAATAACGGCCAATCCCTTATCCTCCATGAGAAACAGGGTGCAGCTGTCGTAGACCGGGTGGTCGCAGAGATATCGCTGTCCGTACATGGATAGGTAGATCGCCGGCTTTTCATAATGGTATCGCATAGATATCTCCAAAAATAAAAAAGGAAGAGCCCCTGTTACGGGACTCCTCCTCCGCGTTGATAATGCTTAGTCGTCAAACATCTTGCACGATGCTTTGCAGTAAGGGTACGGGCCTCCGCAGGCTCTGCAACCGGCGGGCGGCATATCGTTCCGGAGAATCAGATACTCGTCACCTCTTTCATCGAGCGCAAGCTCCATATCGTCTCCGCTCTCATACTCATAGTCCATTTCATCAATCTCCCATCCACAGGACGGGCAGGTGTAAATATCACATCTGCCTTCCGGATCTTCTCTTCGGTCCATGACCGCTCCGCATCTATTGCAGATTGCGTACCCCCGGTTCAGGTAGTCCATCAGCTCGCTGCCTGCCGGTTTGATAATCTTCTTACCCTTTTTGTTTCGCACTTTCATTACCTCCAGCTAATCCGGTCATGGCCATATCCTATCATACAGCATTCCCGGTTTTTAGTCGAGAGTCAGAAAGAGCTCTTTGCTTTCTCTCCATAAAGCACCCTGCAAAATCGACGAAAAACGAAGAGGCCGTGTTTTTCACGACCCTCTCCGTCTGAGCCTTCTTACCTTCTGGTCGGTTTGATGAAATGTAAGAAGTTCCCGAATGTCTTGGAACTGATGATCCCTTCCTTCTCGAACCGCAGTCCCTGCCGATACCAGCGTCCGTAGCAGATCAGGGGAAGGCCAATCCCGATAACCTCCAAGGCATACTTGATGAACCGGTCGATACGCTGCTCCCGCTTATCGTCCCCGTTCACCAAGCCGCACAGTTTGGCAATCTCGTCGACCGTCTCTTTTCTCTCACTACTGCCGGTAGGCATACCAGACAGGTCGTTGATCCGGGTCTTGATTTCCTCGTTCAACATCCGTTTAATTTCATCCATATTCATTTTCTCCTTTCAAAAATTGGTAGGCTCCATAATAGGGCGTGCTATTCGTGCGGGAGGAAGTCTTGGTTCCGGACCCGGAGAGTGATTTTCTTTTTTCGGGAAACAAACCATACATCCCGCTCAAGCTCCAGAAAAAGGCTGGGGTTCTCAGTGGGGTCCGAACGGTCTACTCGAAGGTCGCCAACCGGTCTTCGATGAAACAGAATAGCGCCTAAAAGAATGCCGACAGCAATGCCAATTATGAATTCCATGGGTGCACCTCCAAAATGATTTTCGGAATTTTCCACCCGGGGATTTTTCCAGATACCAATTTAACATGGTTTCTGGTTACCCGCGTGCGGAAAATATCAAAAGAGAAAGAGCCCGTGTTAGGGGCTCTTCTCCCTTAACCGTGGCTCAGTCTCTTCTTTGCTTGTTTAAAGTCTATCACTTTGTTTGATTTTTTGGCTTTGACTCTCTGTGCAACCTCGCTACATTTTCCTTGCAGAACTTTTGTCCAGAGGGCCGCCCCCGCAGTGGACGCGGCGCCTACAATGACATAGGTTCCTACAAGTTTGATGATGTTTTTCGGGTTCACATCTATCACCTCCATAAAGGAAGGTGCTTAATCTGCGGAACGGTCCTCATATACCGTCCGTTTCCTCAGCGCACTCCAGGGAATGTACCGCTCTTCCCGGCAGACCGGACAGAAAAACCGGCTCACCTTTCCGCCGATGTCTACCAGCTCGTCGCAGTCGGCCTCCAGCTTGCTCCCGCAGTTTGGGCAGTTGAACCGGTAACACTGCCGAACCGCCACATCCACAATTCTCATATCATCCTCTCTTTCTGCTGAGCAGCCAGAAGAACCGTCGGTAACAATCATAGTAAACCTCCCGGCAGCAGGGAATATCATACTGCATTTTCAGCGAATTGTAGGACAGTCCCTCGGTCACAGCCCGTAGAATATAAGGGTAGAGGTCGGGGCTTGCGTCAATAGCCGCTTGTTCCACCATCTCCATCCGGTCAGCGAAGAACAGTCGGGACTCCGCGCAGCGGGCAGTAGGATCGCTGGTGACCTGTCCGCTTTTCACAAAGACTTCCAGATCCTGCGGCCGTTTGCTCAGACCATCCAGGGCGGCATAGGCTTTCTTCCAAATTGGATATTGCAGACAGAAGTGCTTCAACTCATAGTACCGGTGCTTCCCGATCCAGTAGGGGTTCTTGTCCGAAAGCTCCGGACGGATCTCTGTTCCCATCACCGTCGCTCTCCTTTCCATAGATATCCGGTCTCTTCATAGAGCCGTTTGGGGGAGATGTAAAAGTTGATACGGCCGTACCGCGAATCCATCTCCTCAATAGTGGTCACCAATTTGCCGTTGCGGGTTGCCTTGCCAATCGGGAGCCATCCAGAGATAATACCGGCTCTGACCCATGAGGCATCCTTTCCATAGACGCGGGCCGCCACTATTACCGGAACGGAGCCCGGGTGGAACTCTTGCTCATTCATCGGCTTTTTCCTCCTTTCAACGGCTATTCTAAGTAAGGAACTGCTTTTTGTGAAAACAGCCTCGGTGGAAAAGGAAAAAGAGCCGCTGTTACACGGCTCTTCCGGTCAAATATCCTTACTCAGAAACACTTCGTTTCCACGCCTCCATACCTTGACCGAACGCTTTGACCGCTTGATGGCCGCAGCCAGACAAGACCGGCAGACCGTCGGGGATTTGTAGTCGTCCTCACCAAAATCCACCTTTACGATTTTAGCGTCGCCGTTTACAAACTCCTCAATCAGATCTTGCAGCTTGTGATAACCGCTCACCTTCGGTATTGCGTCAACAGGTATCAATTTCATGGTTACAAAACTCCTTTCGCTTATGGATACCTCCATAAAAGGAGCTGTGCTTTCTGCGAAAGCCACCGCAGCATAGTCATCTCACAGGGGAAGTCCTCAAATCCCAGTGTTTCACAGGTAATCAGCCCTTCCAGCACACCGATGATGACCTCCGCCTCATACTGCTTGTAGGGGAATAGAAGTTCTGGCAGCTCTCGATGAACTGCCCCGCAGTGGGCGCACCGAAACCGACGCATGGGCACTCTGGTCGTCTCCCGCCCCTTCGTCCGTACAATCCTTGGCACGCTGTCATAGTATTTCAGTTCCCCGCCGCACTTTGGGCAGGTGGATTGGTCCTGCATCACCATAGGCCGCCCTCTAATCTAAATTAAAAAATATTGTGTAGGAATATACTTGACAATTCATACACTATCATATATGATTAGGAACGGTAAATCAACTCTGAATAAAGGAAAGGAGCCAACCATGCTGACCCAATGCCCAGAGTGCGAGCTACCGGTGAGCGATAAGGCAAATGCCTGTCCCCATTGTGGCTACCCGCTGAAACCCTCTGAAAAGCAAAAAAGACCTCGCAAATCCAACAAGCGCCGGCGGTTGCCGAACGGCTTTGGTCAGATCAGCGAGATCAAAAATCGAAATTTAAGGAACCCATTTCGGGCGATGGTGACGGTAGGGAAGACACCAGAGGGAAAACCTATCTGCAAACCCCTCAAACCGGAGTCTTACTTCGCCACCTATAACGATGCCTATGCCGCCCTGGTAGAATATAATAAGAACCCCTACGACCTGGAGCCGTCCATCACCATGCAGGAGCTCTACGACAAATGGCTCCCGGAATATGAGAAGACGGTGAAGAGCACTAAATCCGTCACATCTGCCTGGGCCTACTGTTCGGCGGTCTACAAGATGCGGGTCATGGATATCCGGGCCCGCCATGTGAAAGGCTGCATGGAGGAGGGCGTTGCCATCATCCGAGGTAAAGAGCAACACCCCAGCGCCACCGTGAAGAACCAAATCAAATCTCTGTTCAACATGATGCTGGACTATGCTTTGGAGTACGAATTGGTAGACCGGAACTACTCCCGTACCTTCAATCTCACCGAGGAGACGGTCAAAGAAATCCAGTCGGTGAAAAAGGAGCACATCGCCTTCACCGATGAAGAGATGGACTTGCTTTGGGCAAATATCAGCAGCAAGCAGGGCATCGACATTATGCTCATTCAATGCTACTCTGGTTGGCGCCCTCAGGAGCTTGGTTTACTGGAACTAAAAGATGTTGACTTGGAGAATTGGACCTTCCGGGGCGGTATGAAAACCGATGCCGGCGAAAACCGTGTCGTCCCGATCCACTCCTGCATCCAAGACCTGGTGCTCCGAAAATATCAGGAGGCGGAGGCCCTTGGAAGTCCCTATCTGCTCAACTGGACTGACCCCAATAACCGGAACAAAAAGAACCTGAAGCTGACCTATGCCCGGTATCAGAAAGCCTTTGAGCGCATCCGAGACGAGCTAAAGCTGAACCCCAATCACCGCCCACATGACGGCCGTACCCACTTTGTCACCATGGCCAAGCGCTACGGGGTAGACGAGTACGCCATCAAATATATGGTGGGCCACAAGATTTCCGACATCACAGAGAAGGTCTACACCCGCCGGGAGTTCGCCTGGCTCCGGGAGGAGATTGAGAAAATAAAATAGGGGATGCAGCAAACGCGCCCTTTCGAGGGAACACTATTTAGTCGGAAAGGGGAAGTCTTGGCAATCATTTGTGCGGATATGCTCACCCCGCTGAGACTTGGCGTATTGCTGATTCCGCGACAATTTGCCGTGACTACGCAATCCAAGAAACCGCAATCAAATCATTAACCGAAGACAACACAAAGCCGCCCTTGACTGTTATTCGCAGCCAGGGGCGGTTCCTTTCCGACTAAATACTATTCCCTCTCAAACGACATTCCTACACTCATATTCCTATATTTTGGCGCCTGGGCTTGAATGTAGAAATTCAGGTATAGAAGTAATATAGAAACAATGTATGAGTTATCTACATTTCCACACTTTTATCCACTTCTAACCGCTCTGAAAACCATTGAAATAACAGCGATTAGACGCACTTAAAAGCGGATAATATCGTAATAAGTTTCTATAAAAAAAACTGAAAATCCAGCAGTATCAAGACTAAAACGGTCAAGGTGTAGGAGTAGTCAAGTAATAACCGACTCTCCTACACCTTTTTCCGCGTCGTTCTGCCACTTTAGGCGAATAAACAATGGCCAGATTTACTCACCATTGCCATACCCGCGCACATCCTCGATAAACGATCCGTTTCGCAGGTTATTCTCATAGGCCTCTCTGATGATGCGAATAGCAATATCTACTTCGCCATTTGTCATCCCGCTTTCCTGGATGATCTCCTCATACTCTTTATAGATGCGAAAGATCCGCGTAAACTGCTCCCTGGTCACGGGGTTGTCGGGGGAAGCGCAGTACGAGGCAAAATTGATGATCGCACTGCGCTTACTCTCGATATAGAGCGACATGATGATTTCGTTGTTCTTATCCAATCCTTTTTTCAAAATCTGAATAGATTGGTCGTAAATCTCCGCTCGCTCATTGACCCATTTCATCCAGGCATCGCGCTTGGCAATGTTGTCCGCATTATAATGGAAGTCTACACTGTCCAGCACGGTTTTCACATCACGAAGAGTTGTAAACATTTCATCTATGGTCTGCCGCTCTCGTTTTTTTCGGGCGAAATACTTCCTGATCTTAACGAATTCGGGGACGACCTTCCCCTTAAACTCCAAGATCTCGCCGATGACTTGCATGATTAGAAAGGCTCCGATGATAATTAGGCCCAAAGTGACAGGCACATCCAAATACTCGATATAATTGATCATTGTAATCAATCACCCGCCTTTACTGAGGCGGGTTTGGGCAGTCCGAGATATGAATGCTGAGAGTCAAGAACATATTTGGGTTTGACCATTACTCAACCTCCTTCAGCAAACGAATATAACTCAGGCGCCCATGACTTCCTCGATGGTGCCGAGGTCGGTCCACTGAACGCCCACCGAACCGGGCTCCCACACATTGTTATCTTGCCCGGACTGCCACACATGGCCGTTGAAGGTGCAGCAGTTTCCAGTCATGTACGGACTGGTCGCCATGGAGACGAAGGGACGGGCCTTCTTGGGGTCGCTGGACCAATAGAACCCCCACTGGGCAGGCAGCTCCTCCGGCTCCTGGGGGTAGGTGTCGCTGTCGTAGTTCTGAATCAGCCGTACGACATGCCCTGCCGAAGACCGGCACAGAAATCCGTCCGTCATACCGGCCTTGCGTTCCAGCATGTTCTTCTTGGCCACTGCCGCGGAGAAGTCCGGAATATAATCCTCTTTCTCGTACAGCTCAGTTCCCGTCATGCCCTCGGAGGTCTCCTGCAAGTCCTGAGCCCGGCGAAGACCATATTTCCGCATGGTCGTCAGCACAAATTCCTTATCAGTCAACTCCGTTCACTCCTTCCCGAATCGCATCGGCGAGTTCCACATAGGAGGCAAGGCTCTGCTGGGCGCGGTAAAGCGCCTCATTGCTGCGGTCGATCTCGTTGTCCATGCCTTTCTTCAGGAACTCGTCATAGTTGTCCTGCACGTTCTTGACGATGCCGTCCCAGGTTTCGACCTCCACATGGTATTCGTCATACTCGAATCCAGTGAACTCCTCCGTCTCAACGGGCGTCACATTCTGGAAGAGCCGCACAAGGCTCCGCTTGGTCCCCGGGATCTGCTCTACCGTAAAACTGCCCGGATTGACCATCCCCTGAACTTTCATAGTGCCACTCCTTTCATGCCGCCTGATAAGGCGGATATAATTTCTGAAGTCGCCGGCATTCTCTTCTGACGACTTTCTTCAGATCGAACATTGTTTTCGGTTGGTAATACCGCTTTAATATCCGTTGACTATTGCATTTACGAAGTTGACCCAATCGGGAGATAAGCCCGGAGGCCCTCTTGAATGAGATGACCCGGTTGTGGTCCCTTCGATGGTAATAAATGTGCAGCGCCTGTTTGAGTCGGAACAGGTTGTGCTTTCGGAGGATTGTATATCCATGCCCGAAACGGTAGCCCAGCGCCGACGGAATCCTCGGCCTGCGGTGCCGCTGTTTCTTCTCCGATAACCCTTCGTGAGCCTTTGCTACTCTCGGCGTAAAGCCCACCCGGAAGATCTGCCAGTTATCCTTCAGCTTCATGCCGATCTCGCCCAGCCAAGCCTTGATGTCCTCCAGCAGCTTTCTCAGCTTCCGCTTATTGGAGCCGAAAATGGTGAAGTTGTCCATCTGTCGCAGGTAGTGGCTCACGCCATATTGCTTTTGATGAACCATCAGGTCCAGAGGTTGTAGCAGCAGATGAAGGAACCAGGAGGAGAAGAACGCGCCGATCAACACGCCGTACTCCATCAGGGCGTCGCAGAGCCATAGGGTTTCCCGGTCTTTGAACAGCCGTTTCAGTGCGTTGATGACATAGGGCGGGTCCACCTCTACAAAGCAGTGGTGAATATCACACTCCACGCAGTATTGAGTGCCCACTGGATCGTTCTTCATCCAGTTTTTCAGCGCCTTCACGCCGTAGGAGTTGCCCCGCCCAGGGACGCTTGCGATACAATACTTGTCCATGCTCCGCTTGATGTGCGGAATCATGGGCTGCACCACCGCATGGTGGACATACTGGTCCGGCCAGAGCAGCGGTTCGTTGATCTCTCGCCATTTCCCCTTGCCGCTGTCCGCATTCCGGTCCCACTTCCGCCGTTGCAGTGGTTTGTGCATGTGCTCGTCCCCGGTCACCAGGTCCTCGATGAACTTGCGGAGTTTCACCACATATTCATCCACATGCGCCTCGATTTCCAGGACTTTCTTGTTCAAGCTGTGGTCGCCGTTTCTCCGGTGACCGCGATTGACTTCCTGGATAGCCAGGCGCAGGTTTTCATCGGAGATGATTTGTTGGTAAATTCTAACTCGTTTCATCAGGGATATTTTTCCTCCTTGTAGCCTCACAACTGTTCCATCGCCGCGGGTGGTTCCAAGGCGAGACTTGGCCCGAAGTGTACTAAGCTGTGTCCTGACGGCTTATCTTCAGCAAGTGCTGCGCGGTCAACGATGCGTAATAGAAAGGGTGAGGAACCCTGACTACCAAATGGAGGGTTAGCCTATGGCTTAGCAAGGATGCGACAGCCGATGTTCGAGTTCTGGTTCGACGTGCTGTTGTAGTTGACGTAGAACGGCCCATAATTCAGGTTCTGGTTATAGTTACCGCCATGGTGCAGGCACGGGTTACTACCGTTGAAATTCCAGTTATCCGGGACATCGTCTGCTGCAAAGTTGACCCCGCGCTTTCCCCTTACCAAAGGAAAAGCGGTTTATCAGAGTGTTTACACTCCATTTTGAATTTTGATAAGGCAGAGCTTGGGGGAAGGGCCTGCGGGCCCCTCACCCCAAACCCCCTCCTCCACAGAGGAGTAGTCACGCCGCCTTCGGCGGGCGTTCCTGGAGGCGACAGCCGAAGTTCGAGTACTGGCCCGACGCGCCGTAGCAGTAGACGCAGAACGGCCCATAATCCAGGTTCTGGTAATAGTAACCGCCATGGCTCAGGCACGGGCCACTACCGTTGAAACTCCAGACATCCGGGACATA